TGAAGTGTTAGAAGAGGACACGGGCGAGGAGATGGAATTTGACTATGTGGCTATCCGTTGCGACTTCTCCGAACATGAATCACTCCAAAGATGGGCAGAGGATTATTTCGGGGAGCCGCTTGCGCAATGGGCGGAAAAGATTGGCGTTGAGACTACCGCCGACGATGACGCGCTGGATTCTGCGATTCGCGAATATATTCAAGATCGGGGGCAGCTTATCGAATTTGACGGGGGCATCATCGTTTCCAGCTTCTAAGCTACGGGGCGCGGTTCCATCCCGCGCCTTTTATTGTCAAACAAGCAAACCAAAAAACAACCACAACACAAACAACTAAGGAGACTAAAGCAAAAATGAACACAACAACAATCCAAGAAGTGCTTTTTGATCTGTATGATGCAGAGAAAAGCGGACTTCTCAAATTCAATCCAGATGCCGAAAGGCCGCAAGAATTCGCCAACGCCCGCGAATGGGTGCGCGAACAGATAGAAAAGCTGGAATCAGTGGAATGCGACTTGTCCCATTCTGAAAACCAGAACGCGATCATGCACACTCCCCGTCCGTGGAAATACGGCATCAGTCCAAGCGGAAGACAGGTGATTTTCGCTGAGTTTACTGAAGGAGTGACCGACATTGCCGCGCTGATAGGCATGGAAGAATGCGGAGAGGAGGATTGGACTCCCGTGCATGGGGCTGAAGCGGAAGCGAATAAAAACCTGCTCTGCTCCGCGCCAGACCTACTTGAAGCATTGGAGACTCTCGCCTCGCGCATGAGCGAAAACGCTGACGGGCGGGAACTATACGGCGACTGGATCGCCATTGCGGAGGAAGCAATCAACAAAGCGAAAGGAGGCTCGAAATGAACACAACACAACACACGCCCGGCCCATGGGTTTACGATTCATTCGGGCATACAAGCTTCGCATTCAACGACAACCGCGAGGACTATTCCGCGCGGATAGAGTGGGCACCAGACATGAGCGACGAAAAGGTGGACGCAAACGCCCGCCTCATCGCCTCCGCGCCAGATTTGCTGGTAGCATTGGAGCAAGCGATCCCGCACCTCGAAAAGGTCGCTGGACTCTCTGGCGGGGACGGAGTTCTAACTCTCGCCGCCGCCCGTGCTGCAATCGCTAAAGCGAAAGGAGAAGCGAAATGAGGCCGCACAAAACGCCCGAATGGATTCTTCAGACTAAATCCATTCGTCAGACACGGGAGCGAAACGCCACAATCATCGTCGCGCTTTGCATCCTCACAATATCAATCGCTATCGTCGCAATCGTCGCAAAATGATACATCTACACACACAGAACAAGAAGCTCACATTCGACACGCGAGCAGAAGCGGAGGCGTTCGCAGATTCGGAAGGGCTGGACGAAAACCTTTGCATCCTTCACGCAGATGGGCGTGTCCTGTCCTTCCGCAGAAAAGGGGACTCAAAGTTCACCACGATAACCAGAAAGGCGGGAGAATGAAACCACCAAGCGCCACCATTCATCAACTGCGGGCGATTCTACGCCTCAAAAAGCGAATCGGCCTGCCTGCTGGATACCTGTGGGAACTTAACAAGGCAGAAGCGGAGCGGGCGATCCTGCTTCTGCGAATCCAAGCGAGACGAATAGCCAGATAGTCTAAGACTCCTCCAGTAGCAAAGGCTTTCCATTCTCAGGGATGGAAAGCCTTTCGCTTACCAACTGAATTGCGATATTCGTTTTGTTCTCCTCGTCGTTCAGTTCCCCGGCTGCCCGCATATCCAACTCAATGGCCTTAAGTTTGTCGGAGACTCGCGGCCCTTGCAGGGTTCTCCTACCCTCCCCATCAACCGAAAGCGCGACATAGGGTTTCGTTTCGTCAATCTCGTTGGGCTTGGCGCGGACTAACTCGGCGAGCATGGAACGCTTCTCAAGAATCGACATGACATTGTTAGCCCAAGCGGACTCGCGGAGTGTCTGCATATACTGCTGGACTCGTGGGCGTTCGCTGATTTTCTTTCCACGGAGATAGGAATAGCGAGGGCAGCCAGAAGGTTTATACCCAGACTCGTTGTAGGCTTTTGCGTAGCTCATACCCGCCACAAGATTGCGGGCGAATGCTGTCTCGTATGGAGTTAGCTCGTTCTCAAATCCCTTTTTTCGTCTCGGCATATTATTCGCAGGAGTAAATCTGGTTGTTTAGCTTTAGCTTCGGCATCTGTATATCGGAAACAATAAACGATTTGTCAACAAAAGCGACTCGGTTTGTCGGCTGGATTGTCAGCCTGTCGTTGTCCAGTTTGATAAAAAAGAATTCCTTATCCTGCTCTGGTGTCATGCTGTATCCGTCGAGAATGTGGGCCGCGCTGAATAGATACTCCCCGCCGTATAACTTGCCGTCGATCCATACGGAGACTCGGAGGCCGGACAAATGATTGTTTTCCAATAATGTGAACTCGAAAGCGTAGCAGTTCCAAAGCTGCGCTTGAGAAATTGTCCAACGTGTATCGTTCTCGGGGGAGAAGGAGACTAAATGCGGAGGGATGTTGCGGTAGAGTGCCCCTCCTTCGCGCAGAATGACGTTAATTCCCCACGTTCTTGCTGGAATGGCAGTCACCCCCACCCAACAGGCTTCGACCAATCCTCGTGGCTCCTCGTGCGTAAACGAGCTATCAATCCAGATGTATTGATGCCTTGGTAGATGCCCGATCTTTGTGAACATTACTTGGAATCGTATTCTTGTCCGTCGTTAAAGTGATCTATTCCAAAGTGTAGCGTGAGCCAAACGAACGGCTTTCCAGTATCCTCGTCCACGCCCTCTCGGAATCGTGCCGTGAACCCGCCGCCAGCGGAACCTTCGTGCTTCACCGCATTCTTCAGGTGACTGCGGGCGTTCTTCTTAATCTCCCATAGTTCGGGGACTGCCTTCGGGTTTTCGGCTGTTGCCCATGTCCACTTGAGCGCGGTCATTATCTGATGGACTTTCTCAAACTCGAAATCGTCCATGATATTGTCGATCTGTTCTTGGATCGCCTCTTGCTTTGTCACAGATTCCTCCTCGCCTTGATCTTACGATACTCAAGAATCAAATCCTTGCCTGTCTGCGGCGAATGCTCCTGCAAAAATGCGGCGAATCGCTCGTTCATTTTCACAAGTTCAAAGACAGTTCCGCGAAGGTTGTATTCCCTCTCTTCGCTCTTGCCCAAGAGATTGCACTGCTCGTTTAGTTCTGTCTGAAGGGAACGAATCTCGTCCTCCTCTTCCATGAGGATCATCGGTAGGAGGCAGCTTTCGCTGCGATCTTCTTGGGTTGCTTGACGAATTGTTTGCCCGCGCGATTGCCTTTAGCCTTCGCTCGGTTCGTAGCTGCTTTCTCTGAGGGACTAAGGGATTTCCACGCAGCCTTAGGGAGATAACGTTTCTTGCCCTTGGATGGCGACCCGTCAGAGGTTGTCCACTCCTGTTCCGTCCATCGCTTGAGAGATTGTTGCGGAGCTTTCAATTTTTGTATCCTCCTCCAGCCTTTTTGTATTGAGAAGCAAGTAGTTGTGCCTTCCTCGCACTCCACTCTCCGGGGTCGCCGCCTTTAGTTCCCGCCTTGATCTTGTTGAACAAGCGTTTCCTCATCGTTGGCTTGGTGTAGTTCCCAGCCGCGTTGACTTTGCTTTTTGCTTTCAAGGGACTATTTCTTTTTGACTCCAGCCGACCTGAGCGCGATGGCTACTGCTTGGCGACGGTTCTTGACGATTGGTGCCTTCTTCGGCCCCTTCGGGTTGACTCCACCGTGCAGTTTGCCTGCCTTGTATTCCCGCATGACGGTGGCGATTTTGTTTTGTTGTCCTTTTTTCGTTGTGGGTTTTTTCATATTAAGCGAAGTATTTATTGCACATTCCGGCAATGTTGTTGATGTTTTCAAGGTGGAGTTTAGCCACCTTCTTTGGTTGTTTACGCTCCATACGAAGCGCAAAGTTTATGTCTTCAAGATACTTGATGCGTCGTTTAAGTGACTCAACTGTATCTGTCATCTGCTGCATTGTTTTTATTGCACTCATTTTGTGTTCTCCTTGTCTTCTTCTTCTACGAATTCTATCTCTGAATATCCATCGGCTATGCGCCATCCCACGAATATAAGCGCAAGGCATACAATCGTAAGCCAGATGGGAAGCCACTGAATAGCGGCGAAGATGATTACTCCTGCACCTCCGAATATGGAGACTAAGGCGAAGATCGCCAAGGCCACATCTCCCCACGTTATTTCTTCGGGCCGCATATAATCTGTTCCATCCCTTCTGTTAATGTTGCGAAGTATGTTGGCTCGTGCTTGGTGTCCATCAACTTCTCCAGCGCACGGACGAGGACTGCGCCGAGCTTGAGAATCTCGCGTGTCTCTTCGATGCTCTTGACAGTTGACTCGCCAAAGTTTGTGCCGATTTCATTCTCATTCTTGTCCACGATGATCGCCCCGTTCTTTGCGAGAATGTCTTCGCACTCTTGGGCGAGGTCGAGCAGGTGGTTCCATCTTTCGTTGAAGTATTTCATTGTAATTCGATTTTGCAGGAGACTACGGGCGTTGGCTTGAGTTGCTTGACTTCTTGCACGATAACAAGTTGGCTAGACCAATCTGTATTCTCTCCGAGTTCGATTGAATCGCTGCAAGAGAATGTCTCTAAGCAATCCTCTGCGATCCACTTTTCTGCCGCCGAAACAGAGTCGAACGGCCCCGTTGCCTCGCGGCGGGCTTCGGAACAACATCCGTATTCCAAGTCTATTACCCAGTATTTGTTTTTCATTTGATTATTTTCTCCAGAATTTCATTAGTTTGTTCGTCAAAGGTTTCTTCCTTCTTCATATCTGTAAGAAACTCGCGGAGTATGGTTTGAGTCTTGTCGGTTAACTGGTGGAAACTTTTCACCAGTGCGACAGCGAAGTGGAACGAGGCTTGCCCTGCGTTACACATCGCACACTTAGTAGCGATAATAAGAAGCTCTTCTGCGCCTCCGAATTCTTTAATCCAAGCGGTTGATGATTTATCCAGCTTTTGCAGAGGCTCTTTGCCTTTCAGCATGCGGACGTGCGACCGAGCTTCGGCGCATGTCCAGCTTTCTCTACGCGCTTGGTCGATCAACGACTTGATCTGCTCGTTGTTTGTAGCTTCATCCTCGCTGAACTTCGCGGTGGCGATCTCGACTGCCACTGTCGGACTGATCTCGTGGCGCTGGTGCAGGGGGATTCGCTGGGCTGTCCGGTGCCAGTTGGACACAGCAGAGTAGGACATCTTGAGACTGGCTGCGATCTGATAAACAACGTTCTCGTGTCCGAGGCGGATGAGATTGCTGATGCCATCACCAGCAAGCCACATTCCCTTTGAAGACATGTCCACGCCCATACCAATAGCTGCGGCGTAGTCTTCAGGTGTAGGGATTGTGCCTTGCTTTGGACGGAACTGCGTCATGAACTCACCGAAGTCGAAGCGTTCGGAGAGGCGCGAGTAACTGTTATCGAGTCGAGAGGTAAGCGCGGACTCAAGGATGGACTGCTCCGTGCCCTCTGCTTGTTTAACAAGTTCGACTGGTAGGCTTTCCAACTCTCCGTCTGAATACTTGATAAGGGCGCATGCTTCTTCAAGCAGCGCCCAATGATTCTTCGGGGAGTCCTCGTCAATTTCATCCTCCCGCTCACAGCAAGCGATGAGTTTGAGGGCTGTCTTGATGTCTGCCTTGTGCTTGATGGCAAGCATTTCGGCGAACTGCTGGCGAGATACCTCGCCTGTCGGGAGCTTAAAGGTGGCCCGCAACCGTGGTGTTTGTGTGTTCATCATTTTCTGTTGAGCAATATCTATGCCACATTTAAATCACGCTCGTAGCCTTCCTTCTCTGCGCGGCTCTCAAGTGTGCAAATGATCTCGGATGAGAAGCTTCTGCGATTCTCGGCGCAGGCTCGCTGGTAGTGTTTGTATAGTGCTACTGGCATCTGGAACCCTACGTAGTGGGTAGGTTCCTGTAGTTTCTTAGCCACAGACGTGTTTCTTTTTTTCACTGGCATGATTCGCACTCCTCGTCCAAGTTGCATTGCGGCGTGATAACCTCGCTAGGGATATCGTCATCTTCCGCGAACTTGGGCTTTGCCTCAGGAACATTTGTCCCAGAGTCTTTTTCTTTTAAAAGGTTCTCGTTTATTTCCATGATCTTATATGAATAAGTTCCGGCTGGGATAGTATGAACCCAGAACTGGGCCTCGCCGTGGGTAGAGAACCACTTTCCGTATGTCCACTCCGTCGAGTTGACGGGCTTTGCGAGTAACAAGTATCCCATATCTGATGTGCGGGACGGGATTAGGGGAGTCTCCCGCCCCGCTTGCCCCTCAGAAATCGTTGTCCGAGTCGACTCGTTGTCCGTTTACGACAACCTTTGCCTCGCTAATCTTGAGCGAAAGGAATGTCGCGCCTTTCTGGGAAGTCTTCTTCCACCCTGCGAGTGCGTAGTCTTTGCCGCCTACGTTGATCTTGCCATCGTAGTCCGGCTGCTTCTCGCTTTTCTTGTCTTTCTTCGGGAAGAGAATTCCCCTGTCTGTATTGTCGAATGCCATTGTATTTGTTAGGGTTGTGCGACTGCCCTGTAGGCAACCACGTCTGCTTTTATTTTGGCGATCCCATCCGCGAGGAACGCCGCCGAGGTTGTGTCTGACATGCGGAAGAAGTCGTTGGCTTTGGCAGGAACACGCTCGTCCTTCTGCCACTTGCTCGTTGCGAGGAACTCGTCGGGAGTAATGTCCTCTTGTATTAGCTGCTCGAAAAGTGCTTTGTGGTTTTCGCCGTTGAATCGCTTGCCTGTAGCTTCTTTAGCTGGGGCTTCCGCTGTCTCTACCTTCGGGGCGGGCTTGGACGATTCTACGGGCTTTGTAGGCGCAGCATTGGGCTTTCCTTGCGGGCGTCCCATTGCCGCTTCTCCGTCATCATCGTCAGGGCAGGCCATAACCATCGCTTGTAAGGCGTAGCGGCGGGCGTAACTGATGAGTGAACCGATGCCTTGCGGGTCTTCCTTCGCTGGCTTCATGTAGGTGGTCGAGCGAATCCATTGCCCGCTGCCGTGCATGAGTTGGGTCTGCACGTAGTAGCCCCGCTCGTCTGAGCCGGGCATCTGGACTACGGACAGCCCGTTCTTGGACAGGGTGGGGCGCACTGCCTCCCAGACTGTCGCCAATGTGGCGTAGGAGGACTTGAAGTATGGGTTCGCCGCGTCTTTGTGGACGCTTCCGATTTCGGTCTGTGCCTTGGCAAGCGCAGCCGCGAGTTCTGCTATGTTTTCTGATTGTGTGTTCATCACGATTACTGTTCTACAACTATCTGCTGGGTAGCGCAAGAAATATTTTCATTTTTTTTAGACATGACCTTAGCATACTTGAGTGCCCAGTCATCTCGCTGCTTGAGCGCAGACTTGAGCCTGCGACCAATCGACTTGAGTTCTTTGCGTAGTTCATCTGGTGTCATTTCGTTTAGTTCTTTTTCCATAGTTTTATCTTTCCACAATAGCTCCGCAGGAATCAGTTTCCCACAACGTAACGCGAACCACATTCCCAAGCTGATCGTTCGCCTGCTTGAATATCCAGTTAGCTATATTCTCGGAGGTCGTTTCTTGAATGATGACATCGTTTATCATGTGGTGGTCGAGCCTGTCGATAATCGGTTGGACTCGCTGTTTGATTTCGTGAAAGTCCTCTATCATCCCATTCACCCCGACATCACCACCGCACTCTATTCTGACGCGGTAGTTGTGCCCGTGAACTTCAGAACACTTATGCCCCTCTTGGGACAAGCAGTGGGCAGCGGAGAATTTAAACTCCTTGAATACTTTTGTTTTAATTGTTGGTTTCATTTTTACAAAATGCCCAACAGTTTGTGTTGTTGAAGGGACAGTTTCCATTTTGGGTTTTTTAGACATAACTTTATACAGTGTTGAAGGTTTTGTTTTGAAACATTGTCTCCATCGCAAACTGGAGAAATATAGTAATGCTTTGCCGTTATTGACGGCTCTGGAACAGACTCCTTGCCGGAATGCCAAGCGTATCTCAACTCGTCGCAGCCGTGAGGGAAGTTTCTTTTCAAGACATGCTCGGCGACCTTGGGACTTACAACAATCCAATCAATTCCAGATGGAACTTTATTGTTCCCGTTTGTCTCTATCGCTTGTCTGTATCCAGCCAAAGAAAAGTATTTAACAGACTCATCCTTGAGTTGAAGTGTCGGCTCGCCTCCCGTCCACACTATCCACTTGGATGGATATTGGCTTATCTTTGATAAGAGTTCGGCGTCTGAAAAATCATTTCCAGATACAAACTCCGTGTCGCAGAATGAACACGCGAGATCGCATCCAGAAAGCCGTATGAATATGCTGGCTTCTCCAGACCTCGCTCCTTCCCCTTGGAGAGAATAGAAAATTTCATTTACTTTCATTCCCTTACGCAGGTTATTTTGATTCCGTAGTGCCATCCGACTACCTCAACCTTTGCGCCAATCTTGGCGCGGAGGTAGTCTGCCAAGTCTTCTTGGTAGATTTGCTTTGGCGAATTGGCTAGCATTTCAATCAAGTCTTCAACGATGAGCGTATTGTGGCTCGTTATTTTGATCTCGTAGGTGTCGATCAGTTTTCCGTTCGGGCAGGCAGCCCGGTGCGTAGTCTCGTAGGTGTTCATATAGTGGTTTACTGAAACCGCAGTTCGCGCATGTCCATCCCCACCAGTCGTTGGTCGGGGCGGACATGTCGAATCCGCAGTCTTCACATTTCATATTAGTTTTGGTTGGTTGTGAAGTTCGTAGATTGCTTTCCGCATGTGTGTGTATCTGCCGAGTCCTGTTCCATCTAAACTATCCACGCCGAGTTTCTCAAAATACTCAAACCGACCCGGCGTGTTGACTCGCCCGACGTGAACCCATTTCTCCAAGGCTTGCGCGGCCTTGATAATTTGCACGACATGATTGGACATTTTCCATTCTGTGGTTCCACCGATAAAGACGGCTACAATATCGTCCCAAGGAATCTCAAAATCTTCCTGCCCATCTTGGCACACAAGTGCCAACGGAAAGTCGATCCTATGTTTCCATCTATGGAAAACCTCCAATGTTCTTCTTGCGCTGCCAACAATATCTGGTGCGGTTACCCATCTGCAAAGGTGTTTTTCTGGCCTTTGCCTTTCAAGCAAAGTCAAAAATCCCTTCAGTTCAAATGTTGCAAAAGCCCCATTGTCGATTGCGTAATGCTTGCCGGGAGCTTGTATAGCCCTTCTTGTTAAGGGTGTAATAAGCTGTTCCACCTCGCAGCCAAGCTCCTCTTGCGCTGTCTGAAGGCTCCCAGATGTATCGAGCATTACAATCATTTAGGCGGCGTGTATTTGTTCGCGTGTTGCCAGAGTGCCACAACGTGTGTGAACGCCTCGTATTCGCTGGTCAGTGTAGCCTCGTCATACCACGCCTCTCCGATCCTGCCGGGTTCGGTAGTGCTGATGTAGACATTGACTCCGCGTGGTGCGCCGACGATCTTCGCGTAGGCTGCGATCTGCATTGGCTCTTTCGACCAAGGCTTGATGTCGAAGTCTGGCTTTGTCTTACGGCTCTTGAAATCCAGCACGTAGAGAACCCCGTCCTTCTCGATCAGGGCGTCTGTCGTTCCAGCATACCCGATATCTTTGTTCACAAGGCGAAGCTCGTGCTTGAGGAACTTGATGCGGTTATGCTCGGCCCACTTCTTCACGGGGGCGATGTATTCTTCCATCGCTTGGTCGTAGAAGTCGCCTTGGAAGTGTTGCTCCAGAGCCTTGTGGATGTTCGTCCCCAGATCGGCTGCGTCCTGCACCTGTCTGAACGCGTCTTCGATGATGCGGGAGCAGTAGTCTTCGTCGCTTTCTTCGGAGTTGCGGGGCAGTGTGAGACTCGCAAGGAGAACTTGTTGCTGCTTCCAGCGATCTAGTTCAGGCGCTGCCAGCACCTTCATTATCGTGGTCACGCTCGGGAAAAGCCCAAGCGACCTACAGTCTTTTAGAGTTGTCGGGCGCATACCGCCCTTCGATTTGTTCGGCACTTCAAATACTGCCGTGCCGTCCGCTGCGTAGTAGTGTCCTGATTCTTTCATCGCTTTGCCTCCTGATTGCACAGCGGGCACAGGTCGAAGTTCGGCTGGCTCGCCTTGTTCCAATACCAGCCCACCGCCAAGAAAAATCCCAGCGACAGGACGAGGGCTGCGATAGAAGTGAACTTATTCTTCATCGCCGTCCTCCTTGTATTTCAACACCGCATCCTCGATGAACCTGTATGTTGTCGCAGGCTGGAGCGAGAGGGTGGTTTCTTGTTTAACAATAAAGAAGCGTCCGTCTGCCATGCCCTCTACTTCGGCACAGTCTTTGATCGCGTCTTTGAGTTGCCCGAGACTCTTGCAGGGGCCGATGACAAGTGTCTCGTCCCACAACTGCTCGTTTTCTTCGACTGCTGACTGGAGCCAGCCGTCTGCGTCTATTGCGAACCACCGTTCGGATGGTTTCGGTTTGGTTTTTTTCATCGGGTTCTATTCTATGCTGCCGTGTTGTGCTGTCAAAAATTATTTTTAGAATAAATCCTCGTCCTTCGTTCCGTTGAGGAAGTCCCACACCCACTCTTCCGGCACGGCACGAACGGGCCTGCGCTCCTCCCAAGGTCGCTTGCTGTGAACCCACGCCCAGAACTCGTCCTCTCTTCCAGCGATGCCCCCGGCGAGCTTGTTCGTCTCGCTTTGGACAGGCTTGGCAGACTTCTTCTTTCTGTCCAGCTTCGCCTTGTCGATCTCGCCAGCCCAGTTGTTCATCGCTGTCAGCGGGGCAGTCCGGCAGAAGTATCCCTCCTCGCCAGCATGCGAGTAGTATTCGATCAGCGCATCCCATTCGTCCTCCGTTGTGCCGAACGTGTTCTCCAGAGCCTTTCGCTCTTTGTCGCTCCAGACCGTGTTGTCCCTGCGGCGGAACATCTGGTTGACCTTCGTCCTATTCGCGTCCAGTTCTGGGAGGGGGGCTGCGCAATCGGGGGAGGGTCGTATCGCTGCGCCAGCAGGTGGGGTTTCTTTACTCGCTACGGATAACGATGCCTCTTTCGCTGGTTTAGAATCATTCGCATTAGCGATCTCTTTGTTTAAGGGGGTAAGGGGGTTATCTCCTTTAGTAACTACTCTAGTATCTATGTTGCACTCCTGCGTGAAGTCTGGGTTCACGCATGCGTGAAGGCTGGGTTCATTCATGCATTTGCCTTTGCGGATAATTTTTTGCGGTTTTATTGAAGGAATAACAGCGATCATCTGGCGAGATCGCCCGTCGTTGGAGATGTATTTAATCATCTCGTATTTCTTCAACCGCGAGATCATGTTTGATATGCTTGACTCTGTGCTTTTGAAGACATCAGCGAGATACGCATTGCTGGCGAAGCATGGCTTTTCCTCTGTTCCAAGGAAGCTTATCTCGGCCCACAGGCACTTTTCCATCCAAGTTAATGCATCTAGTTTCCACACTTCATACGGAATCCATACGCCCTTAAATACCTTTTGGTTAACCTCACTCATGGCTCAGTCCTCCAAGAACATCGTCTATTATTTCTTCGCGGACTAATTCATCGTAAGCCCCTCGACAGCTATAATCTTCAAC